TGTTTTTATTTCTATTCAGTTAATATTTAAGGGATTTAATATATTATATTAATATATAAAATGCCCAAAAGTGCTCAAAGGGTAATAGAGGAACCTTTGAGCAAAATTGAATCTAAGTCTTACAGAAGTAGAAAATTAGTATTTACTAGTTTTGACGAGACTGAACCTCGTCATGATTTTGAAAATGATGAAATTGACGAAAATCAAGCTAAATTCCTGATATATGGACGGGAAATTGCGCCAGATACAGGAAAAAAACACTTTCAGGGTTTTGTTTACTTTTATGATAAGTGCTCAATCAGAAAAGCAAAGAAATATTTAAATATTAAAAAGGGATGGTTTCAATATGCATATTCAACCATTAGAGATAATATTAATTATTGTTCTAAAGATGGTGACTTTACAACACACGGAACTGTACCGCAACAGGGTAAACGTACAGATTTAAATGAAGATAAAGACGCCATTATGAAAGGGACTTTATCAGTTGATGATATTACAATTAATAATCCTATGAAATATCACCAATATGGAAGAACCTTAGAAAAAATAGAAGATATTTATCTAAGAACTCAATATAGAACCGAAATGACCAAAGGTATATGGTACTACGGATTAACGGGGACTGGTAAATCTCATAAAGCTTACAAGAATTACAGCCCCGCCACCCACTATGATTTAATAAATGATAATGGATGGTGGGATGGATATAAGCAACAAGAGACAGTAATAATAAATGATTATCGTGGATGGATTCCATACGACAGGCTTTTAACTCTCGTTGATAAGTGGCCTACGCGTGTGCGCAGGCGTAACCGTGAACCTATACCATTCACGTCTACAACTCTTATTATAACTAGCGCTTTACCTCCAGAGGATGTTTATAATAATAGAAATGAGAAAGATAGTATTAACCAATTACTACGAAGGTTTGAAGTTATTGAAGTTAAACGAGATATTACTACTTATTTAAGCTAGCATATTAGGGGGTTTCACCCCCCATCCCCCAGTGCTACGCGCACGGCGTCAGGAAACTCTCCCTGAACGAAGCCCGGTTAACCCCCCTAAAGGGGGGCGGGGTCCACTCCGTTCACCCAAGGGTGACCCCAATTAACATTTTTTATACTTAAGGATATATCTATATATATCTTTATGAATATACCAATCGAAATTGTCGATAAAATTATTATGGCTCAACGCCCAGAATTTGAATTTGTTGATGAATTAAATAGATTATCAATGTATCATTATTGCAATAGTTATTTCAGAACTGAAAATATTAATTTTCAAAATATGATGTTTACGTATTATATGCAATAATTTATTTACTATTTATTTATTAAAAATAAATAAATAGTATACTTATAAAGAGACTTATACACTCTAATACAGTCAGTTATGCTTATCAGATTAGATGAACTCTTTATTTATACGGAAGTATCAGCTGCTATATTTACATGCTTAGCGCTTTGTTGATACATTCCATAAGTTGTATTAGTTCCATCTTGTGTTGGATCTATATTTAAACTTAATGGTTTTTTATAATGAGTGCTATTATCATCATGACTCATTAAGGATGGTACGGGTTCAACTTGATTTCTGAACCCCCACTTATATTTAATTTTTCCATTCATGTAAAAACAAGCCTTTGATTCATCCCCCTGGTCTGAAGTAAAAGGAGAACCGGTTATTGTTCCTCCAGTCTCTCCACCAGATGAAGAGCCAGTACCGTCACCATCGTGAACCGGAATATTCAGTGATTCCTCACTAACCACTGGCAATTCAACAGATGCGACAGCAGCAGTTCCTCCTGCGTGGTCACTTCTATTCATATCAATATTTTGCGTATATGTGAACTGTTGTAATTTTTGTATCTTACGATACTTGATGAGAATATAAACGTTTCCACTCATATTACCATCAGCGATATCATCCACATGACTGTGAATATTTTGGCCTAATACAGTAGTAGCGGCCTCTGTCATATCTTGCGCAACTGTATTTTCTGCAAAACTATTAGTTTGCATAAAATTAGTTACTAACTCCTTATTAATTTCATAAGTAGGTATTTTTTTATTTACTCGTAACGCAGGGAGCGTGAACTCGTGATAATACTCAGTAACCCAATCATGGTAATCAACACCATCGTTATTTACTGAGTTGCACAACTCTCTTTTATTATCAGTTGTTAATGTATAAGGCGCAGCCGGTTTAATTTGTCTAACCACCGACACGCTTATTTTTACCGGGAATGCACGACTTGCTATAAACACAAGATCTAAATGAATCCCTTTAAATAATTGGTCGAATTTTCTTAAAATTGCGCCCTGATTTCCTGCACTAGCCACAGCGGTAGCGCTATGAGTATCATTTTTATAAAGTATAAAATTGGCATCAGCTCCATCTACATGCGTAGAAGTTTCAGTATGTAATCTATCAGCATCTGCTTTATTTTGGATTACATCCAGATAATTATTATTATCATGATCAAAATCTGCACCATCACTAGTACGGATTTTTTGATACCAGGTAGTATGCATACCTGAGAAATTAGAACAAAACGGCGTAAACATAACCGTTTGTGTCCTATAATCATCTAGACATTCAGGCATTTTCAATGGATGTCTAACTGAGGCTAATGTATTATTTGAAGCGGCTAAACGTCCACTTCTAGAACATAATACAGTTTGATAAACATCATATTTATAATCTTTTATTCTATCACGTTTCCACTTAGGGATAGTAGAATAAGGATGAGTAACGAGGCGACCTTTTGGTCCATGTCCTCTTTTACCTTTTAATCCTTTACCTTTTCTAGTAGGTTTACCAGATGCGGTTTTAAGCTTTTCATGTCTTTGAATAGCCGGGGTTTGCGTACCCCTAGATTTAGATTTAGATTTAGAACCCTTAGGACGACCACGGGGTCTAGCACCGGTTTGTTTTAAACCAGTTGTATGAGCTTTCATTTTACCGAAAGCCTGCGCGATTTTTCCTAAATTGTGACCATACTGCGCACCTATTTCTAGGGCAGTAACTAGTGGATGAACACCACCAGCAGCGCGACCTGCAATTCTACCAGCTGAACGACGTACAATTGCAGTTTCAGGTAATCTACGCCTGCGACCGTATCCACGTCCACGAGGCATATGTTATATATATAGTATTTATATCTTTATATATAATTTTAAACGCATTAAGTTTTTTTATACTTAAAAAAATGTTAATATACTATATAATACAGAAAATGATTTCTGATTCTAAAAGAGCGTTTAATGATTTTAAAAGTTCCTTACGAGAAACAGTAAGGACTTTTATAAACCTACTATTTTTGAAATGCTCTAAAAAATAGTAGATATAACTGAATGAAAATGTTTTTATTTCTATTCTAAAAAATTGTTTTTATTTCTATTCAGTTAATATTTAAGGGATTTAATATATTATATTAATATATAAAATGCCCAAAAGTGCTCAAAGGGTAATAGAGGAACCTTTGAGCAAAAT